GCGCGAGCTAGCCAGATGGAGAAGAAGGGCAAGCTCTCCGAATCCTCGAAAGAGAAGATCGACGCTAAGGCTAACAAGATTCTCGGAAAAGGGAAAAAGAAATGACCGACGAAACCGCACCGCAAACTATCGCCCCTATCGCGCCGACTGAGGGAGAGCCCATCGCCCCGCTCGCCACCGCAGTGACCGAACTCTCTTCCGTTGCTGAGGTAGCCGCTGACCTCGCCGCAGGCAAGCCCGTTGATCCGGCGCAAGTCGTCGAAGCCGTGGTTACGACCGCATCTCTTTTCGCCGAACTCGTTGATGTGGTGAGCCGTGACGCGCGCGGTATCTCGCATCACCTTGAAAGCGTCCTGGGTCGGTCGAAGTCGCATCTGGGGCTGTGATGGCGACGCGTAAAGCATCCGTACCCCGCGTCAGCCCCGATGAGGCTAAGTGGCGCGCTCGCTCTGACGCTGACACGCTGGCCGCGGCCGAAGCTATCAAAGCCGATCGCGCTCGCCTCGCTGGCGCCAAGAAGTACGCAGGCGAAGAGGCAGAGCGCTATTCAAAAGTCGCCAAGGGTGGCAAATGAATCCCAATAGTCTTGAGTATCGCGTTCGCCGCAAGTCGGAACTTACCGAGTTCATGGGCGCCGACATCGACGACCTGATCGAGCTGGAGGCTAAGCAGTCTCTCGCTCGCGTAGCTGCTCAGGTGATTGGCGCATATGTGGCGCGTGCTCGGCATAGCGCGGGGAGCCTAGTAGACCGCCGCTTGCCCGAACCAGATGCGCCTAAGGGTTTTGTAACGATGACTGCGCCGGGTGGTGATGTCAGTTCAGGATATGTTCCCGAAAGCTTGCTTCGATAAATATGACGCAGGAAAAGAAAGACGCACCAGATTGGGAAAGGATCGAGGCTGATTACCGGGCCGGCATTCTCTCGCTGAGAGAGATAGCAGCAGCACACCCTGGCTCTAACCACGTAGCAATCACACGTAAGGCGAAGGCAGAAGGATGGACGCGGGACCTATCCGCGAAGATCAAGGCAAAGGCTGATGAGCTTGTAACAAAGCGCACTGTAACAGCCGATGTAACAGCAAAGAGTCCTGTTTCAGAGCGGGAGATTATCGATTCGGGCGCTGAGACTATTGCCCGTGTCCGACTCGCTCATCGTACCGATATCGCCCGGTCGCGCAAGCTTGCCATGTCGCTGCTCACTGAGTTGGAGGTGACAAGCGGAAACATTGAACTGTTTGAAGAGCTAGGCATATTTCTTCGCGATGAGGATGAAAAGGGCCAAGACAAGCGGAACGATCTATACAACAAGGTTATTTCGATGTCTGGCCGCGTCAGTAACATGAAAAGCCTCGCGGATACGCTTAAGACGCTAGTTGGATTGGAGCGCGAGGCTTACGGGATTGCCGAGGCGCAGAAGCTTGAATTGACTGGAGCAGGCGGCGGCGCAGTGCAGATCATCGCCACATCGCTCGACGAGTCCCTATGAAGCTAACGCCGCGCCAAGAAGAGGCCCAGGTGATGCTGGCTGGCCCGGCAACGCATCTGATGCTGTTCGGTGGCTCGCGTTCGGGCAAGACGTTCCTGCATACACGGAATATCGTTATGCGCGCTCTGAAGGCTCCGGGTAGCCGTCATGGGATCTTCCGTTTCCGCGCCCTGCATGTGCACGAATCTATAGTTCTGGACACATTCCCCAAAGTTATGAGCATCGCCTTCCCTGGTGTGCCGCATACGATGCATAAGGGCGATGGCTATGTAAGCATTCATACTGGGGGCGAAGATTCGGAGATTTGGTTCGGCGGACTCGATGACAAAGAGCGCGTAGAGAAGATCCTTGGTAAGGAATTCGCCACGCTCTATTTCAACGAGTGCTCGCAGATTCCCATGAGTTCAGTAGACATCGCGACTACCCGACTTGCGCAGCGCGTCATGATGAAGATTGAGGGGCGCCAAGAGGTACCGCTTCAGATGCGCGCGTATTACGACGAGAACCCGCCTAGCAAAGCGCACTGGACCTATAAGCGGTTCGTGCAAAAGGTTGACCCGGAAACTGGCGAGCCTCTGCATAAGCCGCAGGATTATGATAGTTTCCAGATCAATCCGGGCGATAATACGGCCAACCTGAGCGGCAGCTATCTAGAAACGCTACAGGGAATGAGCGCCCGGCTTCAGAAGCGCTTCCTTAAGGGTGAGTTTAGTGATGCGACGCCTAACCAGCTATTTGCCGAAGAGACTATTGAGAAGTGGCGCCATCGCCCCGGCGATACGCTTCCTGACTTTGTGCGCGTGGTTGTGGCTGTTGACCCTTCTGGCTCTGGAGATGCCGATAACGCAGACAATGATGCGATTGGCATCGTCGTGGTGGGACTCGGTACGGATGGCCGCGCATACGTTCTAGAAGACTGCACGGTCAAAGCTGGCCCCGCCACGTGGGGTAGTATCGCTGCTAGCGCATTCGACCGTCACGCAGCAGACGTCGTGGTAGGCGAAATCAACTACGGCGGTGCAATGGTGCAGCACGTCATTCAGACGGCTCGCGCTCGCACACCATTCAAGCAGGTTACAGCATCGCGCGGCAAGGCTGTGCGGGCTGAGCCGTTCTCATCGCTCTATGAGCAGGGCAAGGTGCGTCATGTAGGCGCATACCGGGAGCTAGAGGACGAACTAACAGCGTTCTCGACAACCGGCTATATGGGCGAAAGATCGCCTAACCGTGCTGATGCATTGATCTGGGCGCTGACTGAGATTTTCCCCGGCATGGTTCGGGCAAAGAAAGATAAGAAAGACTTCCAGACGATGCCGAAGAAGAACCCTCTGAACACTGGCCGCTCCTTTGGCGGCAACTGGATGGCATAAATGGCTGAACGACAAAAAGATATCATCCGCCGTGCCCATGATAGATACCGATCAGCGGTGGAATGGGAGTCAGACGCTAGGCAGAAGTTTAAAGATGATATCCGCTTCCTTTATGCTGACCCGGATAATGCCGAGCAATGGAATGCTGCAGTGCGTGCCCAGCGCTCGCTCGCCGGCCAGCCCATGGTCACGATAAACAAGACGCATACGCACTGGCTGCATGTCGTCAACCAGGGCAAAGAGAATAAGCCGCAGGTAAGCGTGAGCCCGACTGGCGACGAAGCAACGTATGAGGCTGCTCAAATATTCGAGCAGATTATTCGTCGCATCGAGTACATTTCTGATGCGCAGACAGCTTACGACAAGGCGAGCGAGTTTCAGGTGGGCGGCGGCATTGGTTACTGGCGCATCGTGAGCCGTTACACGGACGACAACACGTTCGACCAGGAACTATTCATCGACCAGGTTCCCGATCCGCTCTCGGTCTATATGGATCCGCACATCAAGAAGCAGGATGGGTCGGATGCACGTTTCGCGTTCATCTTCGACGACATGCCGCGCGACGAGGCCGAGAAGAAGTACCCGAGCCTGGTTCGCAAGCAGACCACAGGTGGAAGCGATGCGCTGTCATGGAATCGGCAGGACACAATCCGGGTAGCGGAGTATTACGAGCGCGCAGAGTCGAAGGAGTGGCTGTATGCGATCCCGACCGATGATGGTGGTACGCGTCTCGTGCGTGAGTCAGATATGCCGCCAGAAGGCCGCGACATGCTCAAGATGGTAATGGAGCGCGGCGATAACGTGCAGCGTCGGCGTATCCCGAAGTATTCGGTCGACTGGTATCTGATCGTCGGCGACGAGATCGCGGAAAAGTCGGAGTGGCTTGGTAAATACATCCCGATCATCCGCGCAGTGGGTGAGGAAGTCATCATTGAGGGTAAGCTAGACCGTAAGGGTTTGGTTCGGTACCTCAAGGATGCGCAACGCTCTTTCAACTACAACGCATCGGCCGCGCTGGAGTATGGCGCGCTTCAGAGCAAATCGCCCTACATTGCGCCGGTAAAAGCCATCGAAGGCCTTGAGAACTATTGGGCGACGGCAAACACGCAGAACCACTCGTTTCTGCCGTACAACAATGCAGACGAGAATGGCCAGCAGATCCCAGCACCTCAGCGCCAGCCGGCACCGGCAAGTGCACCTGTCTTCATGGAAGGCATGCAGACGGCTGAGCATGAACTGATGATGGCATCTGGCCAGTACGAAGCCACGTTCTCAGCACAAGGTAACGAGATTAGCGGCGTATCGATCGAGCAACGCCAGAAACAGGGCGAGCGCGTCACGTTCCACTTTCAGGACAATCTTGCCAAGGCTATCAAGTTCACTGGCAAACAGTTGATCGACCTTATCCCGAAGTACTACGACACACGGCGTGTCATTCGAATCATGTCGGAGTCGGGCGAAGAGCAGCAGATCCAGATTGATCCGCAGGCCAAGCAGGCATTGCAGCAGCAGGACGCTGAGCAAGACGCCAAGATAGCTGCGATCTTCAACCCGAACGTCGGTACCTATGAGGTGATGGCCTCTGTTGGCCCGAACTTCGAGACGCGGCGCAAGCAGGCGTTTGATGCCATGACGAACATGCTAGCCACGAATGCAGCGCTGGCGAATGTCATTGGTGATCTGTACATGGGATCGGCTGATTTCCCGTCCTCTGACAAGCTTCAGGAACGGATGCGGAACTGGATCAGCGCGACGAATCCGGCCGTGCTTGGCAAAACCAATCCGCAAGTCATGCAACTGCAGCAGCAGCTACAGCAGGCCATGGGGCACATCCAGCAACTCACTCAGCAATTGACCGACAAGGGCGTACAGCAACAACTAGAGGCCAAGCGCGTCGACATGGATGCGCTCAATCATCTGGCGCTGCGCATGGAGAACGACAACAAGACAGTTCTGGATGCGTTCAAGGCTGAAAGCGATCGCCTGAAGGCTCTGGCTCCTGTTATGACGCCTGAAGCACTTGATCCGATCGTGCGTAAGGCAATCTCCGAGATGCTTCGTGCCGCTGCGCCTGACGGCGGCGTAACACCCGATAACGTCGACCCAGCCAACGCCTATGCGGCAGGTATAAATAGTGTCATGCAACCGATTCCGCAGATTGAACAGCAGCAACAGGCAGGCGATCAGCAAGCACATCAACAGAAGATGAACCAGGCCGCGCAGCAGTTGGCGCAGTCACAACAATCGTAACCACCGGAGAAACCATGAGCGACGTACAGGCAGAAGTGACGCAAGAACTCGGTAACACGCAAGCCGAAGAGGTACTCGAGCAGCAGACGGAATCGACGCAGCAGGAACAGCAGACGCAACAGCCCGATACGAGCTGGGTGCCGAAGCGTATCAGCGAGATTACCGCAGCGCGTCGCGCAGCTGAATCGCGTGCGGCCGAATTGCAGGCTGAGTTGGATCGTATGAGGGCTGAGCGTCAGCAACCGGCGCAGCAAGAAGGTCAGCAGACACAGACGGCAGCGCAGCAGAGCAATCAGTCGATGGAGCAGCTTGCCCGCTCCTATGCCGAGAAGATGGTCCGCGAGCAGCGCGAGACGGAGACGCTGAACTCGAAGATCGGCGCCATCAACGAAGCCGGCGCAAAGGAATTCGGTGCAGACTTCGATAAGTCAGTGCAGAACCTGCAATTGGCTGGCATCGGCGGACCGGAGTTCCTGAGGGTGCTGTCGAACGTCGACAATGCGGCAACGATCGTGACGTACCTAGGCAAGTCGGAGAACATCAACGAAGCTATCCGAATTGGCTCGCTCGACCCGGTGCAGATGGGTATCGAGATGATGAAGATGTCTGGTAAGGCTACGAAGGCGTTCTCCAAGCAGGTTAGCAAGGCACCGCCCCCGATCGAGACAGTAGCGAGCCGCGGCAATGCGACAACGGATGGTGCTGAGCCGGATCCGAGCGATCACAAGGCATGGATCGCCTGGCGCGCAAAGAACTCCCGTAAGCGTCGTTGATGCTGCGCGTCGCCTTCGCTGCATTCCTGCTATCCGGATGTGTTCAAGTCATGCCGACATTCGATCAGAACCTGGATGTCAGCTGCTGCATCATGTATTGGGAAGCGTCGAAGGCGACGACGGGAAGTGTTGAGGTGAAGAAGGATGCGACGAGTTGGGCGGTTAGTGCAAAGGTTCGGGAGAGGTTTTAACCGCTATTGCATCCTTTTACTCAAGGCATAGCATGTGAATCTAGGCTGCGGCGAGCCGTAATCGCTGGGTTAAGTCGAGCCTCATTCGACGGATTGGCCCGTTAAGTTGGTCTCCGCAGGGCAGGGACGAGCGCCAGAAATGGCTTTCTTGTTTTTGCCTTTGGAGATTATCTTGTCCAACTCATTGTTGACGATCAATACGATCACCAACGAAGCCGTCCGCCTCTTCACGCAGTCCAACGCTTTCCTTCGTACCGTCTCGCGTCAGTATGACGACCAATTCGCGCGTTCCGGCGCGAAGATTGGCAACACCCTCCGTATCCGGCTGCCGAACGACTATGTCGTGAACGACGGCCCGGCAATCACGCCGCAGGGCACGAACGAGCAGAACACTACGCTCACCGTCGCGCAGCAGTCGAACGTGCCGATCAGCTTCGGTACGGCTGAAAAGACCATGTCGTTGGACGACTATAGCGAGCGCATTCTGGCGCCGGCTATCAACCGTCTGGCAGCAAAGATCGCTAGCCGTCTGATGACCGTTGCGCAGCAGTCGTGCAACCTGGTCTACAAGAACTCGTCGGGTCTCGTGTCGCCGGATGCTGGTACGTGGCTCACGGCTGGCGCTACGCTGTCGCAGAACCTGGCGCCGGAAATGGACCGCAAGATCATTCTCGATCCGATGACGCAGGCCCGTACGGTCTCGTCGCTGGCTGGCCTGTTCAACCCGCAACGCAAGGTGAGCGACCAGTTCGAGTCGGGCATGCTCACGACCGACACCCTCGGCTTCGACTGGATGGCCGATCAGACGGTCCGCATTCAGACGGTCGGTACGTTCTCGGCTGGCACGGTGAACGGCGCAAATCAGACGGGTAACACGCTCGTCGTGAGCGCGATCACTGGCACGCTGAACCAGGGTGACGTTATCACCATCGCTGGCGTGAATGCTATCAACCGCCTGACCGGTGACGATCAAGGCACGCTTCGTCAGTTCGTCGTGACCGCTCCGGTTAATTCGGGTGCTACGTCGATCCCGATCTACCCGGCAATCGTCCCGGCACCGGCACCGTTCAACACGGTAACGGTCTCGCCGGCCAACGGTGCAGCGATCAGCACGGTAATGCCGGCTAGCTCGCAGTACCGTATGAACCTGGCGTACTACCCGGAAGCGTTCACGTTGGCCACGGCTGACCTAGA